CGGATGGAAGTGGGGACACGCTATGTGGCAACTGGATCAATTCTTGAGGACAAAGGTCAAGTACGCAGCTGATGACGCATCCGAAGAATCCATCAACGCCTATCAAGACGCAAGAGATGCACTCCATCGCATATTGAGTGAAGAGAATCTTGAAATGAGATGAAGAAACACACCTTGACCTACTTAAATCACTTCGGCTATGACATCAGCGACTTCATCCCTTGCGAGGTATGTGGAACAACTGCGGTTGACATCCATCATATTGAAGCGAGAGGAATGGGAGGGAGCAAGGAAGCCGACAACATAGAAAATCTCCAAGCATTGTGCCGTGCCTGTCACACCAAGTTCGGGGATCAAAAGCAATTCAAGGAGTTCTTGAAATGCAAACACGCAGAGAAGCTCAAAATGTGAAGCAAATGTGAAAATTATGGCAAACAACGAAAACTTAAAACCATTCAAGCCGGGAGAGGATGAGAGAAGAATCGGCAACGGCAGACCGAAGAAACTCATCACGCAAATGAAAGAGATTGGCTACACAAAGAGTCAGGTGGAAGATACGATGTTGTCAATGCTATCGCTATCACGCAAGGAGTTGGAGAAGATAGATAGAGGGGATGAGTACACGATTATGGAACGCACCATCGCTGGAGCATTGCTAAAGGGACACGACAAGAACTCACTCTTTAACTTGGAGATGTTGCTGACACGCTCACAAGGAAAACCAAAAGAAACAATTGACCAAACTATAGAATCCAAGAATTTCACAATAACTTTGAATTTAGACAATGACAACTTATCTCGGTAACGGATGGGAGAATGAGTACGGACTCAACCTATCAATCAACATCAACAAATTAAACGAAGCCATCAAGAGTGGCGAACTGGTAGTTAATCAATACGGTGATGTCCGTGTGAACTGCAACAAGATGAAAGCACCACACGAGAAGAGCAAAGCCACACACGCACTTTCAGTTCCCAAACCACGATGAAGAAAACTTGGAGAGGTGAGGATGTATATCCGCCAACAGACGATGACTTGAAGTTGGTTTACACCAATCAAGCCGAGTTCACACTCGCCCGGTATATTGACGAGATGTGGATTGACGAACACACCAACAGGTTGCTTGAGGTCGTGTACTGGATGCCTATACCAATTCTACCGAATGAATGAGAGTAATTCAGTCAGGACATATCGGTGATTTAATCTATTCCCTTTCTGCAACAAAGAGAGCATCCGAGTTGCACGGAGAAAAGATTGATTTTCACATCGGATTTCGTGAACCGAATGGAACACCGAATCATCCCGGTGGTGGGTATTGTATGAACCCAATCTCCTATGCTTACATCAAGCCATTGCTTGAGTTCCAACCATACATCCAAAGTGTGCAGATGAACTCTCACGCTGACATCGTGTATGACTTTGACAAATTCCGAAGGCACGAACTCAACTTGAGTGCTGGTGACTTGAGAAGAAACCACTTCTTTGTTTATCCCGAATTGACTTGTGACTTGACTCAACCTTGTGTGATTGCACCTAAACCGATTGAAGAGCTGAATGAGACAATCCTTTTGAACTTTAGCACACGCTATCGCAACAATGACATCAACTACAAATGTCTCAAGGATCACAAGTGCATCTTCTTTGGATATGAAGAGGAGTATCACGCATTTTGCACACGCTTCCAGTTAGATTGTGAACACCTGAAGGTGAGAGATGCTTTGGCATTGGCACAAGTGATTAACTCCGTCAAGTTGGTGATTGGCAATCAGTCAAGTACCTTTGCACTTGCAGAGCAAATGAAAGTCAAACGGATGCTTGAGTCCTATCACAATTGCCCAAATGTGATTCCAATGGGAGGAGTCGCTTATGATTACAACAAGAACTACACCTTTCAAAAGATACTAAATGAACTTATTGATATTAACTGATGGAATGAATGGTGTGGTTTATCACCGCATCTACACACCGCATCTTCGTTTGCAGTTGGACGGCCAAGCAACAATTGATGTTTGCCAATCACAAGAGGAATGGATGACGGTTGACTTCTCCAAATATGACCTTGTTGTTTTCTCACGATGGTTGGGCAAATACCAATACGATGTTCTCAAGCGGATCGCTGATGCGAGAAAACCCTATGTCGTGGACATTGATGACTATTGGGTACTCCCTAAATATAATCCAGCATATTGGGCATATCGCAAGGGAATTAAGAACGCCATCAAGGATGCCATCCACTATGCGGATGCAGTCATCACAACCACTCCGATGTTGGCGAAAGAGATTCGGTTGCTGAACGAGAATGTCTATGTTGTGCCGAACTGCCTTGACTTAACACATAATCAATGGTCGCAAGTTAAGCAGAAAAATGAGACGGTGAAGATTGGATGGGTGGGAGGAATCACACACGAGGAGGACTTGAAGCTCATCGCTGATGACATCAATGCGATGGATGTGGAGTTCTACATCGTTGGTTACACTCCGAGTGAGCATTGGAACAACATCGTCAAACTGATTCCAAAAGCCAAGATTGTGGAAGGCACAAGCGTGTGGGAATATGGAGAGGTTTACAAGCACTTTGACTTCGTACTTGCACCGCTTCAGGACAACCACTTCAACCAATGCAAGAGTGAGTTGAAGATTGTGGAGGCAGCAGCGTATAGCATCCCTATCATATGCTCTGCGGTGTTCCCTTACCTTTACCACGCATCAAACGACGGAGTGATATTCACCAATAAAAACAATTGGAGAGCATCCATTGAAAAACTGATTTACGCTGGTCACTCGGTGAGACAATCTATGGGACGGAGCAACTTTGACTATTGCAACACCTATCACAATTTGGAACTGCACAACCTGACTCGGTTGGCGGTTTACGATAAACTATGCAAATAAATTACAAGCGACCATATGTGACCAGTTACCAACAAGCCATCCTTGATTGTGAGGAGAGGTTCACGATAACGGCAGCGAGTACAAAGACGGGAAAGACCGCATCGCACATCATATGGTTGTTTGAACAAGCTCTAAAGTGCAAGGATGGGCAATCGGTTTGGTGGGTTGCACCTGTATATCAACAAGCGGAGATTGCATTCCGAAGGATGAAAACACAAGTCACCGATGTCAACTTCTTCCAAAGCAACGAAACCAAATTACTGCTAACCTTACCAACAGGATCACGCATTGAGTTCAAGTCAGGGGAGAAACCCGACAATCTGTATGGAGACGATGTGTATGCTGCAGTCATTGATGAGGCGAGTCGTATGCGTGAGGAGTCGTGGTATGCTATGCGTTCAACCCTAACCGCCACACAAGGCAAGTGCAAGTTGATTGGGAATGTCAAAGGGAAAAAGAACTGGTTTTACAAATTAGGAGAAAGGGCAAGGAGCGGAGAGAGTGACTATCGTTATTTCAAAATAACCGCTTACGATGCAGTCAAGGAGGGGATTCTCAAACTTGAGGAGGTAGAACAAGCCAAGCGTGACCTTCCTGAAAATGTATTTAACGAGTTGTATCTCGCAGAACCAGCAGATGACAAGACAAACCCTTTCGGAATTGACAACATCCGCAGATGTTACCGACCTGTGTCAAGGGGTACGGTTGTCGCTTGGGGAATTGACCTTGCAAAATACTCGGATTATACCGTCATCGTTGGATTGGATGCCAACAATCAATGTGCATATGTTGACCGATTCCAAGCGGATTGGGGCATCACACAAGATAGAATCATTCGGTTGATTGGAAACACTCCAGCGTTCATTGACTCAACAGGTGTGGGTGATCCTATCGTTGAGCAAATCCAAAGGGTATGTCAAAGAGTCAAGGGATTCAAGTTTACATCACAATCCAAGCAACAACTAATTGAGGGACTCGTTCTCTCCGTTCAGCAAAACTCGGTGTTCTTTCCTGAAGAACCAATCGGCTCGGAGATGGAGAACTTTGAATTTGAATACACACGAACTGGTGTGAGATACACCGCACCATCAGGACTTCACGATGACTGCGTGATGGCTCTCGCATTGGCGGTGGATTGCAAGTCACACAATAGACCGGGAACATTTTACTTTGCATAAACTGTTACAAATTGAAACGCTATGAAATGGAATAACATAACAATCTACCAACTGCAAGAGATTCACTCTTGTCGTGATATGTCTCACATTGAGAAAACAATGAACACCCTTGCCATCGTCAAAGATTGGTCAATGGACAAGGTGGAGTCAATGCCGATTGATGAGCTGACAAACGAACTCAAAAAGTTGGAGTTCTTAAACACGCTACCAACTGACAAGGTGCGATTCTCATTCCGACATCGTGGAAGGCGTTGGAAGTTAGCCAAAACAACAAACGAGATTTGCGGTCACCACTTCATTGAATTGCAACAAGTATTCAACGGTGATATGATTGAGTCCCTACACAAAGTGATGGCATTGCTGACTTACGAGGTGGACTTGTTGGGACGCACAAAGAAGGTGACGGATGCACAAGCACACTATCAAGAGAAGTGTGAATTGTTCTTGTCCCTTCCAGTTACCACCGCCTATTCCTATGCAGTTTTTTTTTCGGCAGTTTATCCCAAGTTATTGGAAACTATCCTAACCTATTTGAAGGAGGAGATGAACCAATTGAAACGGGAAGCGTAAGTCCATT